GACATGGCGCTGATTGACGCAAACGATCTGGCGATGATACGGGCCACACAGGTGGATAGCTTACATGATACCTGCGTGCTGATGCCTCGCGTCACGGATACGGCCACCGACGGGCAGGTGACAGAAACCTGGGTCAGTGGCGCGACAGTGGCTTGCGGCTTTCAACCCACGGCGGGCAGAGAACAGCGACGCGCCGACATGACCATCCTGGCCTACGACGCCAAGTTACGGCTGCCGCTTGGGACGGTTATCACCTACCTCGACAAGGTGCGAATCATCAAGCGATATGGATCGGCGTTAACTACGCCATTGACCTTCCAGGTTGAGGGCGACCCGCAACAAGGCGCGAGTGGGCTTGTGCTGTTACTCAAGCGGGTGACGACATGAGCGACAAGGTGACATTCGAGCTAGACGTAAAAAAGATGGTTGCGGCGCTGGAACGGATGAACGGATGCGCCGGCGAGGCGTTAAAATCCGGCGCGCTCGCGGGGGGCATGGCGATTCAGGCGGGCATGAAGCGACGCATCACGCAAGGCGGCAAGAGCGGGCGCCTGTACAAACGCGGCAAGGGGGGCTGGCATCAGGCGTCAGCCCCGGGTGAAGCGCCGGCATCGGACACTGGCGCGCTGGCCAATAGCATCGAGACGCGCATCAGTAAGTCCTCGCCCGACTATGCCGAGTCCGAGACGGGGCCGACGGTGGAATACGGCGGCATGTTGGAATATGGCACAAGCAGAGTAAAAGCGCGCCCCTATGCGCGGCCCACGCTCGACGAGGATGCTGACCTCATCCAAGACGCCATGCGCAGGGCGCTAGAGCACGCGCTGAAGCGAGCTATGTCATGAGCCTGAACACCGATTTGGTCTGGTTCTTTAACACCTCGGCCTATGCTGTGGCCGCGCTAGGCGGAAGAATCTACCCAATGGGGAACTTGCCGCAAGCGGGGACGTTGCCAGCCATGACGTATTTGCGGGTATCGAACCCGCCGGAATACAGCCATAACGGGCGGGCAACGCTGATACATCCGCGTTATCAGCTTGATCTGTGGGCCGAGACCTCGGCGGCGGTGGAGGCGCTAAACGCGGCGGTATTGGCGGCGTTGGCGCACTGGCAAGACGTATTTGGCCAGCCCGCAATCATCGAAGAGGCGGGTGCCGATAGTTATGAACCAGAAACGAAGCTCTATCGCAGCCGGATTGACGTGACGTTGTGGTACGTGGAGGCGTAAATGGAGATTTACCATGTGAGTAAGTGGCATGGCCAGGACAACTACGAATGTTTGTTCTGCCCCTATGCCACGCTGAACGAGGGGGCGATCTGGCAGCACTGGCGACAGCGCCATGCGCCGCCGGCCCAGCCTCCAAGTCCGATCCTGATTGCGGACGCCAGCGGGCGCGAGGTGCGCTCGGCTGTGGAATCTGGTGAGTATGCAGAAGACGACATGGAGGTATCCGATGAACCTGAAACGCAAGATGTTCCTGAGCGGGCTGACCGTAGTGGTGGTCGCGCTGTTCGTCGTGGCCATCGCGCTGGCGACGCCGTTTAAGCTCCAAAAGGCTAACGCGGCGGCCATCGTCAAGACGGCACAGACCGTGAGCACGACAATTATCACGCCGACGATGAACACCATCACTTCGACCGATGGCATTGCGATCAGCAACAATGGCGACATGGTGTTGTGGATCACCAACAATGCGCTGACGACGGTGAATGTTACGATCACTGTGCCCTACGAGCCGATCCCAGGCCTTGACCTAGTGAGTGACCTAAGCGCATCTATCGGCGCGGGCGAAAGCCGCGCTTGGGGGCCGTTCGATCCTACGTATTTCAATGCAGCATCGGGGACGAATAAGGGCCAGATGATTATTAAAGCGAGCGACACGGCGTCTGTGACCGTGGCGGCGCTAACCTGGTAGGAGGACAAAATGGCTACATCGGCACATAGCGCCTTTGGTACCTATATCAAGATGGGCGACGGCGCGACGCCCGAAACGTTTACTACCGTCGCTGAGGTCAAGGACATCAGCGGGCCGTCGCTGACGACGGAGACCGAAGATGTGACCAGTCATGACAGCCCGTCGGGCCATATCGAGCGCATTGCGACATTAATTGACACTGGCGAAATCAGCTTTGACATCAACCTGATCCCCGCTGGCGCAACGCATAACGAAACTACTGGCCTGGCGGCGGCGGCGCGAGACAAGCTCGCGCACAACTTTAAGGTGGTTTTCCCCACGGGCAGCAAGATGATCTCCGGCCCGGCCATCGTGACTGGGATCGAGTACGGAGCGGAAGTGGCGGGCGTGCTGGGAGCTAGCGTGACCCTGACGCCGTGCGGTCTGTGGACAGTTGGCGCAGCTTCGTAACATCGGGGGCGGGCGACCGCCCCCCCGACATGACAGAGGAGACCAGGAGAGACCATGACGGACAAGATCGTGCTTCTAACCCGCGAGCAGATATTGGGCGCACAAGACATTGCGAGCGAGATCGTTCAGGTGCCCGAGTGGGGCGGCGCGGTGCGCGTGCGCGCCATGACCGGCAAACAGCGCGACACTTTTGAAGAATCGCTTCAAGTGCGTGACAAAGGCGGCAAAGTGCGAACCAGTATCGTGCAATTCCGCGCCAAGTTGGTGGCCTGGACGGTGGTAGACGAAAATGGCCAGCGACTGTTCAGTGTGGCCGACGTGCAAGCACTGGGCGAAAAGAGCGCCGCTGCGTTAACGCGGGTGGCCGAGGTTGCCTCACGGCTGTCGAGCATAACTGCTGATGATGCCGAGGAGATGATAAAAAACTCCGAGAGCGACCAGGACGCAAGTTCTGGTTCGATCTAGCCTATCGGTTGGGCGCGTCAGTTGAAGACATACAGCAGCGAATCAGTAGCCGCGAATATGCTGAATGGCAAGCTTACGCCGCGATTGTAGGGCCGCTCGGCCCAGAGCGCGAAGAGCAGCAATTAGACCGGCTAGAGCATTACCTGGCGCAAATTGCATGGATGTTGGCCGAGGTTAACCGCGACCGCAAAAAGCGCGCGCAAGCATACAAGCTCGACGACTTTATCCTCTACAAACGCGTTGGCGCAAATGAGGTAGGGGATGAAGCGGATGAGAATGACGAAGCGGCGCGGGCGGCGGCGCTTGAACGCAAGATATTGGCCGCATTCGGAAGCTGGATCAAGGCGGATTAGAGATGGCGACAGCGTTGAGCATGGCGGCTAAACTGGGCATAGACAAAAGCGGATATAGCCAGGGCGTGAGAGAGGCGGCCAAAGAGGCTGCTGATCTAGCCAACACGGTTGAGAAATCGGCCAAAGGTGCAAGCTCTGGCTTTTCCGGCCTGGGCACTTCGATCAGGTCGGGCATCGGCAAGACCTTTGAATGGCTCAAAGATCAGGCCCAAGACGCGGGCAAGGTCATGCTCGGCGTGTTCGGCGGCAACCTGCTCACCAACGCAGCGATGGGGATTGCCAATACTATTCGATCTGTCCCCACGGCGCTGATGGATATGGCCAAAAGCGCGTTGCCCATCGCCGGCGTGGGAGACGCCTTTCAGGGGATCACCGGCGATGCTCAGGCCATGCTCAAAACGTTGCGCGAGGGCAGCTTGGGCATGGTCAAAGACGCCGACCTAATGAAAAGCTACAACAGCGCGGCGCAACTCGTGGGCCAAGAGTTCGCCGACCGCTTGCCCTCGGCGATGCAGTACCTCTCCAAAGTATCGGCGGCCACCGGCCAGGACATGGGCTTTATGATTGATAGCCTGGTCAAAGGCGTGGGTCGCCTCAGCCCAATGATTCTCGATAATCTCGGCATTCAGGTCAACCTCACAGAAGCCAACGAGGCTTACGCTCAAAGCGTCGGCAAGAGCGCCTCGGAATTGACCAAGACCGAGCAGCAGACCGCCATGATGAACATGGTGTTGGAGAAGCTCAAGACCAACACTGCTTCCATGCCGGAAGTGGCGGGCACAGCGGCGGCCAGTTGGGGGGCGCTACAAACCACCTTTGGCAACCTGAAAGATTCCATTGGCATGAGCCTGGCTCCGGCGTTGGGGGTTGTCGCCAAGTCGCTGACCGAGGCGTTCAACCGGCCCGAGACGCAAGAGGCAATTGCCAATTTGGCCAAGGGGCTGGGGGAGTTCGCCAAAGAGGCCGCCAATATCGCAGCGCTATTCCTCAAGGGCGACATCGAGGCGGGGCTGGCCAGGATCACCAACCCCGAGACCGCGCGCGGCTTGATGGAAATTGCCAAAGCGTTCAACGCGATTCATGAGGGCGTGGCCAAGATGAAGGGCGACGCCAGCATAAGCGACATCATCACCAATATGGGCGGTGCAGCCACTGCGCCGCAGCGGATGGTGGAAGGCATCGGCGGCGTATCGTCGGGCCTCGAAAACCTCAAGACGATCATGGCGAGCGTGGATTCCGGCGCGGTGAGCATGGGCCAGGGCATGGGCGCGGCGTTGGCCGTGATGTTCGGCGTGGGCGACGCTGGCGCGAAGGCTATGCAAAAGATAACGGCGGCTACTGACGCGGCTAAGAACACTGTAGGGGGGTACAGTTATACCACCTCTAGCGCCGCGCTGGTGCAACGTGCGCTGGCTAACGAAGCCAAGTATGGCGCGGACAATGTGCAAGTACTAGCAACCAAGATGGATTCCGCAAGGGCGTCTGTCGCAGCCTTTGTTGCGTCAGAGGCAGCTTTCGCTGCTAGTGCACAACAACAAAATCAGGTCATGGCGACGGCCTTTGGCAGCGAAGCCGTGCAAGCCAGCATGACGGCGTTTCAGACCACCGTCGCGCAATTCCAGGCGCAGCAACTGGCGCAAGAGCAAAACGCGGCGCTACAGGCGGAGCAAGCGCAAGTGGCGCGCAACGCGCAGTTGCTCATGTCCGAG